CTGCTAGCACCGAAGTGCTAGCAGTCCGGGGGTGCAATGGCCGTCAAGGTGGTGGGGGGTGACACCCCCTCCAGGGACCGCCGCAGGACCGGGCGGTCCGCGAAGCACGCCAAGGACATCATCCTGGCCGGCCTGCGGTCCGGCATGACGGTGAAGAAGGCGTGCGAGGCCGCGCAGCGCGGCGTGAGCACGTACGCCTACTACCGCAAGACGGACCTGAACTTCCGGACCATGGCCGACGGCGCCCTCCAGGCGGCAGCCGAGGGTCACAGGCCCGGCCAGACGCCTGTGCCGGACTTCCCGGAGTTCTGCTCCAGGTACCTGGACACGCGCCTGTTCTGGCATCACCTCCAGTGGGTGGACCTGCTGGAGGGCAGGGAGCCCCGCGACCTGCATCCGTCCCAGCGGTACATCCGCGGGGACGCGGACCAGATCCTGGTCAACACTCCCCCGGAGCACGCGAAGTCCACGACACTGACCGTGAACTACGTGGTGTGGAAGATCTGCCAGGACCCGAACATCCGGATCCTGGTCATCTCCAAGACCCAGGACATGGCCAAGAAGTTCCTGGTGGCGATCAAGGACCGCCTCTCGGAGAACGAGGCGTACCGCCAGCTCCAGATGGACTTCGGGCCGCCCGGAGGCTTCGCCGAGGGCGCAGCCCGATGGGCGGCTGACGCCATCTACGTGGCCGGCCGGGACTCCGGCGAGAAGGACCCGACGGTCCAGGCCCAGGGCATCGGGGGCCAGATCTACGGCTCCCGCTGCGACCTGGCCATCATGGACGACTGCGTGGACCACACCAACCACCAGAACTTCGAGAAGCAGATCGACTGGATTCAGAACCAGGTCGGCTCCCGCGTCGCGGACGCGGGCGGCCGGATGCTGCTGATCGGTACCCGTATGGAGACGGTGGACCTCTACTCCGAGATCCTGAAGCCGCAGTACTACGTGGAGGGCGGCTCGCCCTGGACGTACCTGACGCAGCCTGCCGTCCTGGAGTACGCGGACGACCCGGCGGACTGGAAGACCCTGTGGCCGGTCACCAACCGGCCTCCGGTGTCCATCTCCGGCCGCAAGGCCGCCGAGGCCGAAGGCTGGCCGAAGGACGGCCTGTGGCCGATGTGGCACGGCCAGGCGCTGGCGAGGAAGCGCCGCAAGATGCGGGCGCGGAACTGGTCCATGGTCTACATGCAGGACCAGGTCGCCGATGACGCGATCTTCAAGCAGGAGGACGTGCAGGGCTGCACCGACCGGGCCCGCTACCCAGGCCGGCTGATGCCGGGCCAGCCGGATCACCGCAGGTGGGGTATGGAGGGCCTGACGGTCATCGCCGGCCTGGACCCGGCCGCCGCCGGGTGCACGGCGATTGTGGTGGTCGGCTTGGACCGCCAGACCGGAACCCGCTGGGTGCTGGAGGTTGTTAACCGCCGCGGCATGCCGCCGCACGACCTGCGCAGCGAGATCCAGCGCATCACCGAGCGGTACGGCGTCTCGGAGTGGCGGATCGAGAAGAACGCCTACCAGCAGGCGCTGGTGCAGGACCGGCTTATCCGGGACTTCCTGCACGCCCGCGGCGTGCTGCTGTCCGGGCATCACACCAACAGCAACAAGTGGGACCCGGACTTCGGCGTCGCCTCCATGGCGACGCTGTTCGAGGGCTGGCGCGAGGGCCGGAACCTGATCCGGCTCCCGTCCCAGACGCAGTCCGAGCCGGTCAGGAACCTGGTGGAACAGCTCTGCGCCTGGTTCCCGGAGACCAAGGGCCTGACGGACACCGTCATGGCCCTGTGGTTCGCCGAGATCAGATGCCGCGAGCTGGTGGCCGACGGCGCCAGCTCCTGGCACACCACCACCAACGAGTTCATGAGCCCGCGCGACCAGGAGGGCCAGATCGTGATCGATCTGGAGATGGCTCTCGCCGCGGGCGAGATCAGCAACTGGGACGGGAAGCTGGACGGCTTCCCGGGGATGAACTAGGGGACGACATGCCTGATCTCTGGATGCCGGGCGCGGAGCGCCATGACGTGGGCAACCACGCGCCGACGAATGGCGGCCCGGCGAAGGCGATAGCCCACATCACCTGGGACAGGAACGCGACCAGGGCCGCGCCGCAGGCGCTGGTGCCGTACGAGAACCTGCGCGGCTACTTCTCCGGCTCCGGTGCCACCCTGGCGCCGCACATCCTGTGGGACCCGTTCACGGGGCGCTTCGTGCAGTTCTTCCCGGCCAACAGCCGCAGCATGTCCCTGGTGGACGCGCCCGGAGGGACGCGGACCAACCGGGCCGGGTCTGTGGTGATTCAGGTCGAGGCGCTGTTCTTCCCGTGGTGCACGTACGCCGGCAAGGCGTACGAGAAGCTGACGGACACGCCCTGCAAGGGCTGGGACGCCCTGCACGCCTGGATCAAGAGCTGGGGCGTCCCGGACACCTGGCCCATGGGCCATCCGGTGAACTTCGACCCGGACCGCTCGGAGAGCGTCTGGGAGACGCATGCAGGCTGGTACGGGCACTCGCAGGTGCCCGAGAACGACCACCAGGACCCGGGGTCCTGGCCGGCCTTCCCGGCGTCTGCGCCGCCGCCCGCGCAGTACGTGCCGTTCCCCGGGGCGTCCTGGTTCACCATGGGCCGGCGCTCGCCGGTCGTGGCCGCCATGCACGACCGCCTTGTGGCGGTCGGCTGCAACCACTACCGGTCCAGCGCGAACAAGGACGTGATCGGCTGGGGGGACGTTGTCTCGTACGAGGCGTGGCAGCGCAAGTGCGGCTTCTCCGGCTCGGCGGCCACCTGGCCGCCCGGCAAGACCACCTGGGACAGGCTGAAGGTTCCGCGCCCCTGAGGGCGCTAGCACTTTTTCGCTAGCTCCCGGGTATAACTGTGGTGGTCAAGGGAGGTGCCGCGTGGCTGGCATGGAGCAGATAGTCCGCAGGGTGACGGCCCTGCGGGCGAATCACGCTGAGCGTGACGCGCGGCACCAGACCGTTCACGATGTCCGGGCCAACCGGATTGACCAGGTCCAGCCGGGCTCCCTGCCGGATGCGTGGCCGAAGCCGATCGTGTCCAACACGATCGACACGGCCGCCCGGCAGCTCGCCGAGAACCTGGCGACGCTGCCCAGCATCAATTGCGCGACCGGGATCACGACTTCGGACCGGGCCAAGAAGTTCGTGGCCCGGAAGACGAAGATCGCGTACAGCTACGTCATCGACTCCGCCCTCGAACGCCAGCTCGCGCAGGGCTGCGACTGGTACATCACCTACGGCTCACTGCCGATGGTCGTGGAGCCGGTCTTCAAGGACGGCAAGCCCCGCATCCGGTTCGACAACCCCCGGGGCAGCTACCCGGAGTTCGATATCTGGGGCAACGTCAGCGCGTACGCGAAGGTGTACCGGGAGAAGGTCTCCGTCCTCGCGGCCAAGTTCCCGATGCTCGCCGACCGCCTCTATGTCCAGGACCAGATGGGCCGGCGCGTCACGTCCGATGACGCGCTCCTGGAGGTCGTGAAGTATTGCGACGACCAGACGTACGTCATGTACGTGCCGGAGCGCAGGAACCTGGTCCTGTCGGAGACGCCGAACGAGTTCGGCAAGTGCCCGGTTGCCGTGGCGGTCAAGCCGTCCTTCGATGAGCAGGACCGCGGCCAGTTCGATGATGTGATTTATCCCCATTTGGCACGCAACAAGATCGCGATGTTGGGCCTGGAGGCCACGAACCAGACGGTCCGTGCCCCGCTCGCCGTGCCGACGGACGTGCAGAAGGTCAGCCTGGGCGACAACGCCATCCTGCGGACCAACTCGCCGGAGAAGATCCGGCGCGTGGGCCAGGATGTTCCTGCCGTCGCGTGGCAGCAGGAACAGATGCTGGACCAGGAGGTCATGCGCGGCTCGCGCACGCCTGCCAGCGCCACGGGCGATGTCCACGCGAGCATCATCACCGGGCAGGGCGTGGACGCCCTGAACGGGTCGTATGACATCCAGATCGCCACCGGGCACAACATCATCGGCCATGCGCTCAAGCAGGCCATTGAGCTGTGCTTCGAGATGGACCAGAAGTTCTGGCCGGACACCACGAAGACCGTGACCGGCGTCATCAACGGCACGCCGTTCCAGCAGAGCTACACCCCGGCGAAGGACATCGCCGGGGACTACCGCGTGTCGGTGACGTACGGCTTCGCCTCGGGAATGAACCCCAACCAGGCGCTGGTGTTCCTGCTCCAGCTCCGCGGGGACCAGTTGGTCCCCCGGGACTTCGTCCAGCGGCAACTGCCGATGGACGTGGACGTGACCCAGCTCCAGATCCAGATTGATAACGAACAGGTAACGGATGCCCTGAAGCAGGGCATCTTCGGCTCGCTGGCGAGCATCGGGATCCTTGCCCAGCAGGGCATGGACCCGACGCAGATCCTCCGCAACGCCGCCCAGATCGTCTCCCTGCGGGAGAAGGGCGTGCCGATGCACGAAGCCGTGCTGAAGACCTATGAAGCTCCTCCGGCTCCCCCGTCGCCCCCGGCGGCCGGAGGCCAGGGCGGCCCGGAGAGCGGCCCCGGGCCGCTCATGGGGCAGAGCGCCACAACCGGCGCTCCCATGGGCGTAGCCCCCGGCCAGGCCGAGATGGGGCCGGGCGGGCGCCCGGCGCTCCAGGATCTCCTGGCCGGCCTCACATCCAGCGGGGCGCCCGCCGTCACCGCATCCGTACGCAGAAGGGTTCCGGCATGAGCGACTGCGACGACTGCGGCCGGGATGACGGCCACTACCTCGGGTGCCCGCAGGCGTGGAAGGTTGTCCAGAGGGGCAACGTGACCATCGCCACGAACGCCGATGTCTGCGCCTTCGGTGACTGCATGAACCCCAAGCGCCCGAAGGGCAAGGGCCCTGCGCCCAAGTACTGCACCGAGCACAGTGACCCGAAGAACAGGAAGTAGACATGTCTGACACCGGATGGACCGGCGACCCGTACCACGAGGGCGCCTCGCAGCCCATGGCGCACCTCCAGGGCGGCATGCAGGAGATCCACACTCAGATGCCGATGGACTCCGAGGCCATGACCAACCCGCGTTCCGCGGGCACGGACAACGTCCAGCAGACCTGGAACACCACCACCCTGGCGCCGACCCCGGCGCCGACCGGCGCCAACGACGGTGCGAAGGCGCACTGACCAGCTTACGCACCCGCGTAGGTTGGCTGACCTGCGTTTTTACGGTCAGCCGTAAGAACCTCCGGAGGAGTCATGGCCGATGGTCACGGGGGTCCTCGGACCCCCAACTCCCCCGCCCCGGTCTCCGGGCCGGGGGCGCTCAGCAAGCGCACCGATGGCCCTCAGGGCGGCGGTGCGCAGCCCGTCCGTGTTCCCACGGGCGGCCAGTACGGCGATGCCACGCAACTGCGCCAGGCGCAGCAGGGCGCGCCGCTGGCCGCCTCGCAGGGCGGCAGCGCGGCGGCTCCGCCGCCCGGCCTGCTGGCCGGGCTGAACATCCCCACGGGGCCGAATTTTGATGCTGCTACCCAGCAGCCGGACGTGCCGGTCACGGCCGGCGCGGCCTCCGGCCCGGGGCCGGGCCCCGAGGCCCTGGGGCTTCCGAATCAGGAAGCCCAGGACATGGCGGCGCTGGCTGCCTATCTGCCGGTCTTCGAGAGCGTCTTCAACCAATCCAGTGATCTTCACGCTGGTCGCAATCTCGTGAGACAGATCAAGGGGGCGTCCTAATGGAGGACACCTGGTTCGATCGCCTGGCCGCCATGTACCAGTTCTTCAGTGACACCCCGGCCCTGGCCCACGACATGGCAACCCATGGGAGCCAGGACGACTTCCCCTTCACTCTGGCCTACGGCCTCCAGAACACGTCCGTACCGCTGGATGTGTACCCTGCGGACACGCAGAACGCGGTGGGCTGATGGGCTTCGGCAGCTTCATCAAGGACGTGGGCCACGTCGCCGCCTCCGGCGTGCACGACGTGGCCAGCGGCCTGAATGCCGTGGACCGGTACATCAATCCGTTCCACGTGGAGCAGGGCTCCGCCCGCTCCGGTGACACCTCGGGGAACAGCTTCCTGGGCAACGCCGTCAGCCACACCGTGGAAGATGTGAGCCAGAAGCTCAACTGGCTGTACGACAACGGCATCAGCCAGCCCATCTCCACGGCGCTACTGAGCAGCGACCTACCAGGAGGCTGGTTCAGCACCCACAACTGGGCCATGGCGTGGCATGCCGCCAATCACATCAGCCCGGCGCAGGCGTTCTTCCTGGGATCCGGGAAGAACAACCCGTACTCGGCCGAAAAGGCAGTCAATAGCCCGCTGCTGTACTACAAGCCCGGAGCGGCATACCTGCCGCCGGACTTCAACACCTGGTCCGAGGACCAGCAGCAGGAGTACCTGAAGCAGGCGGGCATGCCTGCCATCGGCAACCGGTACATCCAGGAGCTTCGCCAGACCAACAGCATGTTCAAGAACGCCTCCGGCATCGGGGACTTCGCGCTGCGGTGGTGGGGTGACCCGACGGTCATCGCCGGCACGAACCTGGGCAAGGTGCGTGCGGCGAAGCTGACGATGACCCGGCCCACGGAGGGCCTGGGCATCGTCGCCCGGCCGGGCAAGACGATCCCCATAGGGATCGGCAAGGTCCCCGGCGGCTGGTCACCCGGGGACATCGACAAGGCCATGAACAGCTCGGCCATGTCCAAGGCCATTGACTTCATCTGGCAGAACAAGGACAACCCGGCCCTGCTGAACAACCTCCAGATGGTGCAGCGCAGCGGCCTGGGGCCGCGCTTCGGCTCGATCGCGAGCCTGCTCCAGACCCCGGAGGAAGTCCACGACTTCCTCCGCGTCGGGCTCGGCGACGTGAGCGCGATCGAGCGCCTTCAGGCGCGCAATGCGATGGCCGCTGCGCGGATCGAGCAGGACACCGGGCGCCTGTCGGCGCTGGACCTGATGCACACTCGGTACTCCCAGGTGGGCGACCGGCGCATGACCGACATGGTCAGGCAGCAGATGGACAGCCTGAACGACCGGATCAATGCGGATGAGGCCCTGGTTCGGCGCTACAACCAGGTACTGGACCACTCGAACGAGATCGACCAGATCAACCTGTCCCGCTGGTCCACGGCACGTGCGCTTCAGCGCACGGACGCCCAGGCCGCCTACCGGGCCGACACGGCCCGGGGG